AGGCTGTGGCAAGTGTGTTAGTAATTACTGGAATCGGGCCAGTTCCCGAAGCTACCGAAATACCAGTTCCGGCCTGGACTTCAGTTATATCGCCTTGATCATTAGCAATCCAAGTAAAATCCATATCGGTATTCGAAGTCTTGGAAAGAATCTGTCCGGTTGTGCCACCTTTGAGATCGACCATCGAGGTATCAATTGCTGATCCGAGCGTTCTTATCGAGGCGGCTCCGTCCTTAACCAAATCTGTATCGTCAGGAGTTTCCCACCCAAAATTCGCTGTGTTTGCCATTAACTAATCACTCCAATCGCGTCCTGCCATTCTAAGGTATTAAGGATACTATTCCAGGTCTCTGCCGCATTGACTTGCGCCCATTGTTGAGCTACCGCGTTATAGGCGGTAGGCGATGCGGTAAGGGTTAGGAATAAGCCATTAACTGTTGAGCGCCAAGTCCAGCCTTCAACAAAGCCTTCGAACTGGCCGAGGGATATATTGGGCGGCAGGTTATTTAGGCGAATCGGTAATCCCATAAAGACATTTAATAAAGCGTCTCGGTCGGTGTCATCGATTTCGGTCGAATGGACTGGGAAAGTGATTGATTGGAAACGCTCGCGAGGGAAAGCTCTGAGAGATATAACCCGATCAGCAAAGTCCTCAGCGTCAGTCTGATTCTTAATATAAGAGTTTAGCTGTTCCGCATATAGGCCATAGGTTGATTGGCTGCTGGTGTCTTGGGCTGTATATGAGTTATTGAAATTGTTGCCATAGTCGATAGTGACTTTATTGACGATATCGCCTTGACGGGCAACCGAAGCAATTCCGGCGCTGAGGGCGTGATTAGCATCTAGGTCGGTATAGCCGTTGGCAACTAGATAATCCTGCCTATGGCTGGCATCCGCGTATCCAATATTGCCACTGGCATCCTCATAAAGATACCCGCCGGCTGACTGGGCAATTGAGTTGGCAATTCCTGAAATATAAGAATCGGTAATCTGACGGCTAACCATCGTATATTCGCCCGCATCGATTTCGCCTAATCCGACATCTTCGGCATTAGCCCAGGTTACTGTCGGGTCATAATTAGCCCAAGTTTCAGCTGGTGGTACTTCATTCCAGTTATTAAGTAAAAGCTCTGAGAGCAATTGAAGAATTTGATCTCCGTCTAAATCTTCAGTCAAATTGCCATCGAATAAAGCTCGCTGAAGTCTGAATAAAGCGCCAAGAGCGATGATATTTATTCGAGTCACTACGGCTGTTGATCCGGCTGAATTGACCTCGAAGCTAATATCTGAAATACGGCCACCAAATAAAACAACCCAATCGCCGCTGGCGTCTTTAACTTCAACTGTGATGGCTGTATTAACTGTAAAAGCGTAATAACTGTTATCGGTATTTATTAGGGTTAAATTACAATAGCCAGCTTCGGTCGAGGCGTTAATATCTTTGCGACCCGATGAAATAGTAAATCCGACAAGGGTAATGCCAGTTACATCTGAGCCATTAGCCTTGATGCGATATTCAGGACTCCAAAGCGTCATAGAACCGCAGCACCGAATCTGAGGCCACCGCCGCCACCAGTCCCTCGGTTCGCAGCTTCATTTAAGGCATCGACTATTGTGCGCTGGAAACCTTCCTCATCAATAATGCTTGGAGCATTGACATTGATAACAATCGAGCGTTCTTCGGCAGCTCTAACCCTAGCAACATCCAACCCGCCTAAGCTGCTGACGCCATAGTTAATAACATCGCCGGATTCTCTAGCGCGTATCTCGGCTATTGACATTGGCAATTGTGGAGTCATATCAACGATTGCTTTAGCAACTGTCTTGGCGGTCGCTTCAGCTGCTTGATTGATAGAACTTGAGACCGAGCTACTTCCGCCGCTTCTTGCGGTGGATGCTCCCGAAGAAGTCGATCCACCGCTGGAAATACTTGGGTTTGGAACGGATACCGACCCACCACTTCCGGGGAGCGTAATGCTTCCACCGCCGGTGCTGGTGTTTCCTAAACTTGGCTTTGAGATAGTTGGGACATTAGGCAAAAGAGGGATTCTGTTGTAAGCCTCAATAATTTTATTAATGGCATCGATAGCGCCACCCACAAGGCTTTTGATTCCATTAACTACCGCGCCAATTATGTTGATGATTCCGCCAATTGCTTTGCCGACTGTGGTAATTGCTCCGACAAAAGCACCTTCAAAGATTGGCACTAGGTAAGTCTTGGTAAAAAACCATAAATCTTCCATAGCCTCGCGGTTATTATTAAAGGCCGTAATAATCGGATCAATGGCGGCGGACTTAGCCTTTTGAATCATTGGGATAAAAGTATTAACAATATAATCCATAAACTTTTGGATTATTGGTAAAAGAGCCGCGCCTACTGATTCTTTTGCTTCATCGAAGCCGACCTTGAGTCTAGCTATTTGACCTTCGAGAGTGTTAGCTTGAACTGTGGCAGCTCCGCCAAAAGTCTTGGCAAGCTGATTCATAGTGCCATCAAGTCCAAGAGTCTTAATCTCGGCGGTTGATAGGCCAATTCCTAGTCGGGCAAGAGCTGAGGTATTTCCCTCATAAGCCTTACCCAAAGCATTTGAAACCGCATTTAAATCTTTGCCAGTTGCCGCGCTGATATCGAGCGCAAGACTTAGGCTTTTATTGGCAGTTGATAAGTCTCCGGTTGCTGTGGCTAGGCGCTGAAACGCTGGGCGAAGCTGATCGTCAGCAATTCCGTTGGCGAGAGACATCTTTGTAATCTGTTCTTCAACGGACTTAATTTGATCGTTGGTAGCTCCGGTGACATTTCTAAGAGCATTGGCTAAACGATTCTGAGCAGCTTCATCTTCGATGGCAGCCTTAACGCCCTCAATGGCTAACTTGCCAGCATACGCCGCGGCTGCGGCAGCTGCTACGGCAAAAGCGGCTGCGGCGGCCTTTCCGAACTTTTCTAATTTACCGCCGAAGCCTTCTACTTCTTTTGAGCCGGTATCCAGCTTCTTCTTAAGATCATCAACATCGGCAAGAATGGAGAGTTTCAGGGTGCGATTACCGGCCATTAGTCATCCCATTTCTTAAGTATCTTACTAAACGCATCTTCCCATTTTCTCACTAATTCAGGCTGAATTTGGCGAAGGGTTGGGTAAATAAAGTAGCCAAAGTTTCCGCGTCCCTTTGTCGGAGTTCGGCGAGGGAACTGCTTAAAACGATTAGATCCGAATTCAAGACCCGCCCAGAGTATTTGTGTTGTGCCGCCACCAGAAAAACGCTGAGAGGCAAAGCCGTAAGAGAATTCTCCGATTTTGCTTGACTTGGATATTCGAACCCCATCAGCGACTCGTTGAACGGCATCGGCCGCGACTGTGCGCGTCCTTGCTGTGACTTTGATTCGGTCGGCTGCGAATTGTGCGAGGGCGTTAGATTCGCGTTTGGCTTGGTCGATTGATTCTTCATCCATCGCCTTGAAAGCCGCCATAATAGAGCGAAGCTCGCGGCGATCATAAGAGATCGGCTCATTTGCCATTCCTTCGCTCCAATACTTCAATCGCCGTTAGTAAGTCTTCCGCGTTTTCCCAATATGGCATCGGGATACCGGTAGCTATTGCCAGCTCTATTAAGAGCCGGTTTAGGCTTCCGGCTGGGTAGCTTTTGGGTCTTCGGAGTCTCCGATTATTAGTTCATCGACTGTTAGTTCCCAAACATCATAAGCCTTAGTCGGCTTGCCGGCTGCGGCTCTAACATAAGCGGAGTGAGCTAAGAATAAGAAGTCGGTCTGCTGGTAATTACTTATGTCGGTCATTTTATAGATCGACTTACCAGTTTTCCTTTCCCACTTAGCCCACTCAGGAAGCCCTGCGGTGTAGGTTTCCACTTCGCCGTTTGTGTATTTAATTGTGAGGTTTAACTTCATCTCCCGATCTCCCTATTTCTCTTAACTGAAGGTTTCTGTTGGGGTTCCAACTACTGTCATCGTCCAAGTATCTGTCAAAGCTCCGGGAGCTGCGCCACCGGCACTTGGGAAGATTGGAAGGACATTGAAAGCAAATACTGCGCCGGATACTGCGGTAAAGCTAACGGCGAGTGTTGTGTTAGGTGCTGATTCAGCATCCGACCACATTGCCTCGAACAAGGATGAGGTTGCGCCCCAGTCTTGAAGAAGCTCGATTGTGAAAGTCCATTGCTTATCTACGGACTTGTAAGCGCGTCCATCGAGAGTCTGATAAGTCTCAATGATGGTATCGCAGGAAAGAGTCGCTGATGTCGCTTGAGCATCGTAGGTTGCTGAATCAAGCGTAAAGGTGACATCGCGACCGGTAATTACTGTCGTTGGCACTTTATTCTCCTTAAGAAGTTTGCTCGTAGCGGACGCTCAAGCGGATATCGGAGACTAGAACATTCTGGACTCCGATTTGAGTTACCGATGGTCTTTCAACTGTCGATAATTCATACTTGGACGCTGATAGAGCGCCAAGAATACTAATAACTAATTTCTCGAGATTGTCGAGACTTGCTGGGTTGGACATATACGCAACGCCAACTGAGATAACATAATTTAGATTAACTCGCGTTGGGCTGCGCCCGATTGTCTCCAATTCCATATAAGGGGAATCCGGAACGATAGCCGCGAAAGGGACGGCTGGAGATTCAGGAACTACATCATAAACATTGGCAGCGACACCGGCTAAAGCCGTTTTAATTGCGCCTCTGACATCACCGGATATTGTGCTCGCTGGCATTATGACACCATCGAGGAAGTATCGAGATAAGATCCTAAAAGTCCGGAGACTCGGTTAAAGAGTGAGCGACCTAATCTGAACGGCGCTTGAGCTGGGCTGAAATCTACGCCCTCTACTTGGACTCCGGTAGTGCGCTGTTGGAATACTTCGCAGCTGATAGCAAGAACGGCAGATTCGACTGCGGCATTTCCAACATAAGTGGAAGCCCCGACAAGAGTGGCTGTTCCCGTAGGTATGACATTAAATAAAGTAACATCTGCGGCGGTAATTGCGCAGGTGAAGGTATCGAGATCGACATCGGTGATTGTCCGGGTTCCGTTAAATGTCGCTGAGATTCCAGCGATTACAACCTGCTGGCCTTCGCTAAATATTGTTTCGCCTTGAGTGTAAAAGGTGGCGATATTGTCTTGTAATTCTGCCTTGATGATGCCCTCTGAGTATTTGACGAGAAGTGGAAGAATTACTGTCTCCGCTGTATCAATCACATCATTGAGAGTGGCATCTGAATAAAGGGATTGGCTAACTCCGAGCGCAGCGCGAAGCTCCGAGGCTGTGATAATTGTCGGCATTAGCCAATCCTTTCTACTAAGAGGTAACGGCTAGCTCGGGAGCGGACTAGCCGTCACTATTGGGTTTATCAGGTTACTTTACGGAAAGCGGTTGGATACTTAGGAGCCAACGCTACATAACCATAGAGGCCAACTTCAACCTCAGCAGTAGATACAACATTTGAACGAATCTGGAAAGCTGCGCTCTTGTAGAAGGTAGCAGCATCGCTTGGATAGACGATACCCAAGACACCAGCGCCAGTATCAACATTGGCATCAACAACCAATTGGAGTCCGGCTACGGTTCCATTCGTTGATCCCTGTGAAATTAGACCAGCTGCGTTTTGTGGAGCAGCAGCGGCGAACAATGGACGATCATTGCCATCAACTGCTGAAAGCAATGTTGCGAAGTTGCCAGTATCGGCAAGATAACGGTTAGGTGTCTTGCGAACGATTGCGAAAGAATCAGCAATAGCATCTGCGATAGCTGCCACTAGAGTTCCGCCAGTTGAAGTTCCGGCCGATGCTGTTGCTTGAGTGAAAGCATAAGAATCTGCTTTTTGTGCCCAAGAAGCAGCGAGTTCTCGAATCAAGACATCGAGGTAGCCAGGATCAGAGCGCTCAAGGAGCTCAACTGAAATTTTATTAGCTCCACCAATCTTTACAACATTTACTTCAAGAGAAGTAATGGTTGTATCTGTTGAATCAAGCTCTACGGCTTCAGCTGTCTCAGCTGTTGTTGCTTGAGTTCCGAGAACTGGACGATAGAACTTCATTCCGGTTGCTGGAAGGACACCTTGCTCGATTGAATCAGCGAATGGCATTGAGTCGTCAATGATTCCGATTACATCGCGAAGATATGTCGGGGGAACAACACCGATATTCTCGGTGGTGGTTGCTGCGTCAAGAGCTGCGACTAGATCGCGAGCATCTGAATCGCCGCGAAGCGAATTGATTTGAGCCATTGCGTATTGACCAGCTGTGACATTGGTATTTACGCGAGGCTTTGTGTAGAAGGCTGCGGTGACCGCAGGTGCTTCTACCTTAGCAGCTTCTACCGTTTCTGCGGCAGGAGCTGGAACGGTAGTGTCTGACACTTGTTCTCCTTCGGTTGGTTTTGGTTGATCCTCGACCTTTTCGGCCTCGGAATTCTTTTCTTCAGATGCGGCAACTTGTTCAACGCGAGCGCTGCGAATTGCTGGCTCAGTTACAAGTGATACCTCAACTAATTCGGCGGAGCTGATGCTCATAACGCCTTCTTTATTGCTCCATTCATTGACCGCAACGCCTACGCTAAAGCCGTCTCTCAATCCTTCAGCAGCTTCAACTAAAGCATCTTCTCCGGCCATCGTATTGGCGATCTTAAACGAAGCCTCGATTCCTTCGGGTGTTACTGTCGCTTCGATTAGCTTACCTAGAGGCTTTTCTAAACGATGCTCCCATAGCAGCTTGATATTCTTACTAAATTCAATTGAGTTAGCTTCGAATACTGTGCGACCGGCTGAAGTATTACCTTCTTCACCCCAAGTCACAATAGTTCCGCTAATAGTCCGCTTTGCTGAATCAGCTGCGGTTACTTTCATTGGAAAGTTAATCTTCATCGGATTAGATCCTCTGCTTGTTGAATTTGCTCAACGCTCATAGCGCCGATGCTGTTTAGTATCTGATAAACCTGCGCTCGCTCGAGTGCCGAGCCGCGTAGGAAATCGTCCAAGTCGAAGCGGATGCTTGTAGTGGCCGGGACGAAATCTTGGAAACTGAGCCTTTGCTCAATTGCTGTCAATAATGGCCGAAGTGAGAAATCAACGAGGGCGCGGCGTTCCTGAAGTGTATTTGAGTAAGTCATCGTAGTGACTTCTGCGCCTAAGAAATGAGCAGGAATGCCGCAAGCCCGGCTTAATTCTAACGCGATATATTGACGCGCCTCGTTTAACTGAATGGTCTTAGGATCGAAGCCGAAAGATTGTAAGTCAATGTCAGCATTGAGAATTGCGGTTGAATTCTTTGATTGACGAAGAGTTGTCCAAGTTTCCTTAAGCGCTTTCATTCTTTCCGCGCTTAGATTTGTGCCATTTGTTTTAAGCACCATCATCGGAGCTGGCTCTTTAGCATATTGCTCCGCTGCGGTCTCCAAAGCTAAGGCTGCTCTGATTGTCTTTCCAGCAGTAAATAGCAGCCCCTCATTCAAGCCATAAAATACTACAAGCGATCCAAGCCCTGACATTGGAACGGACTTGCCATTTACATAATATCCAATAATTGTTAAACCATCAGCCGCATATTGCGGAGCAACCCAATCGTAAGGAATATAAGTGGCGCTACGAACTCGTCCGCCATCTGTTGCGGCGTATGCCTCGGTGACTTGCCAGTAAGCATTTCCATAGAAGAATAAGTCGGCGGCGGTAAGAGCATACATAGCGGAGCCGGGAACTGTTGGATCTGGTTGATGAATGACTCTTGGCGCTTCAATATGTGCGCCAGTTGATTTCTCATATTGCTCGAGAGGAAGTGAGGCAACTGTCGAGCAGATAATGTCTTTAGCTCTTTTGATTGATGGCACTTGAAGGGCTTGGGCTTTTGAAGCTGTCATTGCGCCATTTGCGCCCCAAAGATCTTGAGCGATATTGAAAGGTTTTAGCGCTGCTTCAGCATCAGTAACTTTTTTAGCAGGTGCGCCAATAAGTAAATCCCGGAATAATCCCATTGTGTCTGAATTGTATGCTAGGGATTAGACAACTAAGAGATCCAACTCGCTAGGTGGAATGGTGGCGTAGTGAGAAGCCATAGCAGCGGCCACCGCGCCGGTAATTACGGCGGCACTAACTTTTCTACCCATTACCCAGCCGCCATCGCCAAAATTAACCCTTACCGCTGACAAGCAATGAGCCGTTAATTCTTCTTGGTTGCTATGAAGTAACCGACCGCTAGATATTGCGCTTAGAAATTCATCGCAGGATTGGGCGTAGGGCTGGCCGTCTATTGCTTCGCAAGGAAGCCCGGCTGGGACTAATCTTGCGGCAACGGCGCTAGCTGTTCGCGCCGAATAAGCGATTTTCAGGACATTGAATCGCCGAAACCAATCGGCAATATCGTTAGCTATCTGTTTGTCAGATAGATAACCCGGATTGGTCCAAGTCTGAAGAAGCTGAACTTGGAACTTGTCCTTATCGACTCGCTGACTCGCAACTAGCGCCGCTTGCCTTCTATCGGGGGAAAGGTCTATCGCCAACCAAGTATCGGCCGATTCATCTAAACGCAGACCCTCGACCGCGCAAGATGCCCAAAGCGATGGCTGGATAATTGGATTTATTGTTGCTGTCCATTGGCACAAGACTTCCGTCCGGACGATATCTTCAGGATCATTTAAGACCGCTCGGATATTGTCAGGATGGATGGTAAGCCCAAGTGACGGATTAGCTTGGGCTACCCCTTCCCAAAAGGTCGGAGAGTTATCGAATTTGATTTCTGGCGGAGCCGACCACTCCCACCAGCCAAGACTTAAATCATCGGACATCATCGAGGCCATAGCTCGTTCTCGCATTTTATTTAGAACGACCGAGTGCTGATCTCCGGCGTTAGAAAGCAGGAAGGCTTGAGGGTTGGCTGAGGCCATTTGAGTGAACCTCAAGCTCGACCACACATCTTCATCGTGATATTCGCGAGCTTCATCGAGCCAAATACTGTCGGGCGATGCGATTCCTCTAGTCGCTGAATTTGATGCCCTGACTAGATATCTTCGACCGCCAGTAAATTGAAGCTCTTGAAATCCTCGAGCTTCTAGCTTTTTAGTTAATTGAGATTCCAGCTCCGGATGCTCCGTAATGATTCCGTAAATTTTGTAAAAGATTTCAGCTGAAGTAGTTAGCTTGTGAGCCGTATGAACTTGAAGCTTTTGCTCAAGGCCAAAGATTCTCCAAAGAATCTGCCAAGCCATCCAGGTGCTCTTGCCGTTTTGTCTTGCCAGGAGAATTCCATTAACCGGCGTTTGCCATCGACCATCCGGTTTTACTCTGAGCACTTGCTCACTAAGCCACTCTTGCCAAGGTAATAAATTTTGACCGAATTTGGCACAAAATTCGACAAATTCAAGCCCTTTGCTCGGGTTTTCGGTGATTTTAGTGTGAATTCGAGGCTTCACCACACCTCGGTAAGCCGATCCAGCCCGAAGGCTCACTAGGTCGGCTGGTTCGCTCCCTTTATTTTCCAGTTCAAGCATAATGCCGCTTGGTCTCGTCTTTTCCGGGTATAAAAATCCCAAT